TAAGGAAAAGTCAAGCGAGTGGGAAGAAGCATTATCTATTGGTGGGCCTAGCGAATGAGATTATTAAGGAGAGCTAAGACATACCTGGAGAGGAGTGAAAGGGGGATCGTGGTCTATAGATACGCCTAAGCTCTGTAGATTCATTATAAGGGTAAAGTGGGGTTATACCTAATCTTTTTTTTGTGCGTGCGTGGGGCGTGGCCTCCGTGCGTGGAGTGACTAGCGAGAGACTTATAGGGGGGGTTTTGTCATCTACGGAGAGTAATGACACTCTCGCTAGTCGTAACTTATTGCTTGCGGTCGATTATTACTATTGCTAATGAGGTTAGTAGCATCATGAGTGCGAACACGCCTGCGAGCGATAGTATTATTTTAATAATCAGTTCAAGCATTAAATATATTTGGTTACAGTTGAATATATAATTTTATTCTCTTTTAACATTTTTTCAACTTGGTTATTCATGTCGTTTATTCTTGGGTTGCCTTGCATGGTAAATTCGATTGTTACTTCGGTTATTAGTTCCTTTTTCTTTTTACCAAATACGCTATCCCAATTATTGCGTATCTTGTTTATGTCTTCCTTGCGTCTGCCAGATCCTTTACCTGTCATATTGATGCTACCTCGTAATTGTCGTTTAAAATACTTTCCGCTATGAATTGTAATATTTCGTCGCGATCATCGTCTTGATGTAAACCATAAGATAAGACTATGTCTCTTATTTGAGTTTCTAGTAACCCTTTACTATCCCATTTATATACTTGGTCTAGTATGGTTTCAAATTGATTTTCTAGTTGTTCCTGGTTATGTAAGTTGCTCATTTTGGACTCCTAAATAAATAGAACAATGCTTTTAGTTTCCATTCTTCAAGATGTCTAAGGTGCTTGGGAATATCGTTTCTGTTCATTTCAAGCCTGTACCTTGCCATCTTTTGTTATATAGGCTATATGCCTATCATTTTCATCGCGAAGCAAATATCCGCCTTCTCCTGTTGCTCTAGAGTATGTCTCGGATATGTAGGGTAATTCTCCGCCAAATCCTTGATCTCTATAATGTGCTGAATATTTACCAAAAGCTATGTTAAATGTCATATTGTTCATTGGTTATTTACTCCTTTTTCTATATGCTGATTGTTTACAAGCATCTGAACAATATTTTTTCTCTCGCCCTTTGCCTGTTGGTTGTATTATTTCTATATTGCAATTCTTACAATTTAGATATCTTTCTGATGGTATAAACTTGGTAATTTCTACATCAAGCAAGTCTTTAACATCTAAAATATCATGTTTAATTGCATATTTAATAAGTCCATACGCTCTTTTATAAGCGTCATCTTTATCGCTTCCTTCTACAGTAGACGAATCTTGCCAATTAAGTTTTACTTTATAATCGTATTGGTATTTCATTAGTTATTTACTCCGTCATAAATATATTTAATTGAAACATCTACTTGTTGCTCATCTTCAAAAGAGTACATTTCTTTAACTGCTTTTAAAAGATTGTCTTTTGCTTTATGAAACGCTTTGTTTTTGGTTTCATCAATTGGTGCATAAAATTGTATGTCCGCATGAGTTATCTGTTTAACATCGTTCGGAAATATTCCGTCTGTTGTTGCTTTTATCTCTACTTTAATTAAATAGTCTGTATTCATGTCCCCATTCTCCTCGCTCTCGCTAGTTTGTTATTATGTTCTTTAACCATATTTATATCTGGTTGTATATCTTCTAAGATTATCTTTTTAACCTCGCCTATTGTTAGGCCGTTTAGATCTTTAGTTATTATCTGGATATCCCTTAACTTAGGAATCCACGTTTTATGGTATTGTTTCTCCTGGCATTCTAAGTTATAGCACCAGTCAACAATATTTCCGTTTATGTTTATAGAAAAAATCATTTTCTTTTGTCGCTATCGTTAATTATTAGAGCTGTAGCGTATAAACAGAACGCCATAAAAATTAGCATTAGTAATAGTTGTAATTCCATTAGTCAGACACCTCCTCAAAACAATCATCGCAAAGAGCGTCATAGCCTTCCATACATCTATAATAACTATCTACGCAATCTCCTTGCCAATATAATTCGGTTGTACTATCGACAACTACATCACATTTATTGCAAGTGTTTAAATCAGTATCATGGTTATCTAATAAATCTTTTTCTATCTTGTTGAGATTGAAATATTTTTTATATTTCATGTTCTCGATAATTTGATATTTATTATCTTCAGTAATTACTTTACTCATCATTTCCCCCTTTTATTATCTCCCAATCTTTATCAAGCACACTAAAAGTATTTTCTTCATATTCAGAACAATTTACAAAACTCTCTTCTGTGCCATTTTTATAATAAATAGTTAAATTATCATATTGTATTGAGAAATCTTTTACTTTATCCCAATCAATACCCAACTCTTCTAAGTTAAATTCTAGTGTTCGAGTATAATTTGCTTGTATATATTTTGGTTTACTCATCATTTCCCCCTTTTTGGTTGGTTAGTTTTAAATATAATTCATAGTCTTTAGTTGACATCATAATTTTCTGTCGCCTTTGGTCTACTTGTTTGTTGTTGTTACCCACTCGTGAGAGTTCTGGATACTTTCTTTTAAGTTTCTTTAACGCGTTTCGATCTTGCTGTGTCATTGTGTAACCGCCTCTAATTTGAATAAATCACTTATCATTTCGTCTGAATATCCAAGCTCATCTTCTAAATAGTTTTTAAATTCTTTTTCGGACATTTTATTTACTTCTTTTTTAAAGTAGTCATATAAAACACTCATTATAAATTTATAATCATCAAAACTATCTTCTACTTGTTCTTGAATGAAAATGTCTTTTGCTTTATTTAATATTGTATTACTCATTAGTTTCCCCTTATAAGTTTTAATTCATGCCCTTGTTGTTCTAGGCGTTTAAATTTATCTTGCATGGTTACAAGACATGAACCCTTAAAGGCTATAAAACCTTTAAGAGATCCGTTATTAATTATTATCTGGTATTTCATTAGGCCACCTTTTGAGATTGTGAATCATTAAAGCCGACAACATAGCCTAATAGTTCTTGCTTGTTGTTGAATCTTTTAATATCGGTTTCAGCTGTAGAATGTAGCCTTATGGTTATATTATGAGTATCAAAATAAAGGCTTTCTATATCACTTGGTTTATAACTATTAAAACCATGTTTTAAAATATGTTGTGTAAAGTTCCAACATTGATTTGCATAATAATATTTATCGTAGCCTGTAAGACGCATATAAATATTTTCTTTGTTTCTTTTAAATTCGGTTTCTCTTTCTTTGCGAAACCTCATTCTCATTTGGTCTAGTGTTTCATTTGTATCTGTCATTATTTCCCCCTTATTTAGTAATTAATTTAACAAAATTTTCAACAGTTATATCATCAATAATAAACCTTTCGTTACTATCAAGAACATTATTAATAATATTTTCGTCCTCTACTATAGACCATTGACTATTATCAACTTTATCATTCTTTAATAATGGTGATGTCCATAACGTATGGTAATAGCCGTCAACAGTTTCCATAATATATGCATTACCTTTATATTTTGGTACTGTGTAAATTTCTAATTTATTGTCGTTAAACATAATGTTTTTTTCTCCGTAAATGCTAGGTTTAACTACCTAGTGATATAAATAGTATCATTACGTATACGTAAATGCAACATATAATACCTTTTATTTATTAAATACTTCTTTGAATGTTCAAAATAGCCTAGAATGTCGGCATGAGTAAGGAGAAACCAGGAAGGAAAAGAAAGTTGGCAAAACTAACTGAAGATGATTATAACCAGATTTCAGCATGGTCTGGCGATGGTTTAAGCGAGACACAAATAGCTACATTACTTGGTGTAAACATCTCAACAATCACAAGAGAAAAGAAACGTAACGAGCAATTTGCACAAGCTATAAAAAAAGGAAGATATAAAGCAGTCCAACTTGTAGCCAACAAAGTATTTCAAAACGCAATGGAAGGCAAAGAAACTTCCGCAATCTTTTTCTTAAAAAATAGAGATCCGGACAATTGGGCGGACAGACAAGAGAAAGTCATCAACGTAAACCTAAAAGACGCACTCACGCACGCATCCGCAAGAATAATCCAAGGCGAAACCCTAGAACATGAAACGCTTAACTTAAAAGATGCCAAAGACTAACGCTAGCAAGCACGCGAGCAAGCGTGCATATATGCACAATAGAACAGTAACCCTCGCTTTTATGCACGCGTGCGTAGTTATATAAATATGATAGGAAATAGATTTTACCCCCCCCTTTGCGTATGCGTGGGTAGTACATATATATATACATTGTGGAATAATTTTTTGTAGGTAATTTGAATGAAATATAAACCAGAAGAAGAAAAGCTATTAATGACCGAACTATGGTCACCTGTAGTTAAAGATAATCCATTAAACTTCGTCAAATTTGCCTTCCCATGGGGAATGAAGGACACCCCCCTCGAAGATTTTAAAGGACCAAGGAAGTGGCAGGAAAAAATTTTGCGAGAAATGACAATACACATTCAACGTAATGGTGTTAAGGATTTACCAGAGATGTTTAGAATGGCTGTTGCTTCAGGTCGTGGTATTGGTAAATCAGCTTTGGTTGCTTGGATTATTCTTTGGATGTTATCAACTAGGTTAGGATCGACAGTAATTGTTACTGCTAACACCGAACAACAGTTAAGAAGTAGAACATGGGCGGAGCTAGGTAAATGGCTCACGTTATCTATTAACTCTCATTGGTGGTCAAAGACTGCCACAACCATAAAACCAGCTGCATGGTTTGATGAAGCGTTAGAGCGAGACTTAAAAATAGATACTGGTTATTATTACGCCCAAGCACAATTGTGGAGTGAGGAAAATCCAGATGCGTTTGCAGGCATCCATTCATCTTATGGCGTATGCCTGATTATGGATGAAGCATCTGGTATTCCTTCTCCCATTTATTCAGTCAGCGAGGGATTCTTCTCCGAACCCACGCCTAACCGTTTTTGGTTTACTTTCTCCAACCCACGCAGGAATCAAGGGCCGTTCTACGATTCTTTCCACAGCGCAAAATCCTTCTGGAAAAACGAGCAAATAGACTCACGCACGGTCGAAGGCACGGACAAGGAACTCTTCACTAAGATGATTGAGCAGTACGGCGAAGATTCTACCGTTGCGCGCGTGGAGGTGATGGGCGAGTTCCCATCCGCAGACGATGATACCGTCATACCAATGGAACTAATTAAAAGCGCAGTTGATAGAGATGTCTCTCTCGCCGCAAGCGAGCCTATCATTTGGGGTGTTGATGTCGCTAGATTTGGTGGCGATAGTTCCGCCCTATGCGTGCGTCAAGGAAACCATGTACTTGAAATACAATCATTTCCTTCTATGGATTTAATGCAATTTTGTGGGGTGATAAAAAATAGATACGATGATGCTACTGCGATAGAAAAACCACAAGAAATATTAGTTGATGTTATTGGTTTGGGCGCAGGCGTAGTCGATAGACTCGCCGAGCAGAACTTGCCTGTGCGTGGCGTGAATGTTGCCGAAGCACCAGCGACTAAAAAAAATTATTTAAACTTGCGTGCTGAATTATGGTTTGCAATTAAAGACTGGTTGGCGCATAGAGATTGTAGATTACCAGTTGATGATGAATTAGAAGCTGAGTTAGCTTCCCCCTTATATAAATATACTTCTAGTGGTAAAATAAAAATAGAAAGTAAAGACGAGATGCGCAAG